AGGCGTGCTGTGAGTGGCTAAACGGTGGATCAAAAATTGATTACGACACCGCTGCATTACTCCGCGCCCACCGCCGCCTCGTAGTCACCTTCAATAATTAACCCACCACAAACCAATGGCAGTAAAATCCAAGACAGCACTGGGTCGAGTTGAATTCCAGTCCCGTGCTAATTACAAACACACCCACCAAGGTAACGGTACACGTAGCCTTCCAAAGCGTGGTAAAAAACTACGCCGAGGGCAAGGTAAATGAGTCTACTTATTGATGCAGATTATATCGTCTATAAATGTTGCGCAGCTACAGAAACAGAAATTGACTTCGGTGAAGACCTTATCGTCGTCACCTCTAAGTTCAGTGAAGCTCTCGAATACACCGAACGAGAACTCTATAACATCGCTACTGACCTTGGATGTTTTGATGATTCTGTTCTGTTTTTTTCTGATAGCATCAACTTCCGTAAATCTATTGACCCAGCTTATAAAGGACACCGCAACCGCAAAAAGCCGTGCGGTTACAAAAGAGTCATCAATGCGCTCAAGCTCTCGTATCCGGTAGTTATCATGCCGGAGCTAGAAGCTGATGATGCTCTTGGTATCTACGCAACACGTGAGGAAGGTCACATCATCTGCAGCCCTGATAAAGACATGCGTCAAATACCTGGACAGTTATATGACATGTCTGATGGCGTTGTAGAAATTACTAAAGAGGAAGGTGATCGATGGCACTTAATCCAAACAATGGCTGGTGATCAAACAGATGGCTATTCAGGTGTTCCTGGTATCGGTATCAAACGAGCCGCAGTACTATTGGATGAACACGGTGCTAACTGGAAGACTGTTGTAGATGCCTTTGCTGATAAGGGTCTCGATGAGTCAGTTGCATTACTCAATGCACGATTAGCAAAGATCCTACAAGCAGAGAACTATGATTTCACCAATCAAAGAGTCAAACTTTGGACCGCCACCAGTAATAGTGGATCTGAAGATAGAGCAGAACTTCAAGCTACGTCAGATTGAAGATGCTCTACGTCATCCTGATTCAAAAAAGGAAGACATCATTACTATCTTTCTAGCGCTGCAACGTCAGTGCTTTGTCCTTAGCAACAACGTTACTAACTTAGTCTCTAAATGGCCAACACCAATACCTACGGTCCCGAATACTACCGACGAGGTTCAATCCAAGTCTGGGACTTCATCCGAGACCAAGGACTAAACTTCCACCTTGGTAATGCAATCAAATATATCTGCCGAGCGGGCTACAAGGAAGATCAAATCTCCGATCTTCGTAAAGCAATCCACTACCTCCAAAATGAACTCGAAGATGCAATCCTTTCTCAGCCAACAAGCAAAAGAGTTTCGCCGTGGTTTCCAAGTGACGAACAGTATGACTCCAGCTTCACGGAGTATGCAGAAGCGTTTGATCGTTGAAGAGTTCAAAGAGTTCCTGGAAGCTGAACAACAATTTATTCCTGGTCTTAAGCGTAATGCTGAGGACTGCCTCAAAGAACTTGCTGACCTTGTATATGTCTGCTATCAGTATGCAGAAAACTTAGGTTGGGATCTAGATGAGGCACTTGACCGAGTACATAAATCAAACATGAGCAAGCTGGGTGAAGATGGCTTGCCTATTCGTCGTGAAGACGGTAAGGTTCTTAAAGGACCAAACTATCAACCACCAACACTTATTGATCTAGTTTAATAATGTCTACTACCACCAAAGAACTAATCGCTCGTACTGGGCGTGTACAATCTTGGATTGATGACCCAACCTCTCGCTTGCCTGTCTCCTGTACCGTCTTTGTTGTGGAAGACACTATGGAAGGAGAAAATGGCATTGAAGCCAGTTGGCGTTTCGTCAGCCATGCACTCCGCTATGGTGCAGGAGTTGCTGTCCACCTTAGCAAACTGCGACCACGAGGAGCTTCGAATGGCAAAGGACTCGTAGCATCCGGTCCTGTTTCCTTTGCTAAAATATATTCTACTTTGAATGAAGTCCTCCGACGTGGAGGCATCTACAAGAATGGCGCTGTCGTTTGTCATTTGGATCTCAGTCATCCAGATGTGCTTGAGTTTATTAATGCTGATAGGTCTGATCTACCTTGGGTCAAGCGTTGCGTCAACA